GGGGTATTTTTCTTCGGCTGCGGCGAGCAGCTCATCCAGCTTCAAAGCGGACATAGGTGCGGACTCCTAAGTAAGTGTGTTGGTTTGCGGACTGAGGGGGGCCTGCGGGGCCGGGTCCGCACCGGGCCCCGCAGGGGTTAGTGGCCGCTACGGAGCGGCGATGGTCACCGTGGGGTTGGTCGTGTAGCCGGAGCCACCAGCCGTCACGTTGACCGAGGTCACGACACCACCGGTCACCACGGCCGTGGCCGCAGCTCCCGTGCCGCCGCCGCCGGAGAAAGTCACAGCGGGAGCGGAGGTGTAGCCGGAACCGCCGGAGGTCACGGTCACGCCGGAGACGGCGTTGCCCGAGCGGGTGGCGGTAGCGGTGGCCTGGGACAGAACCACGCGGGGGGTGATCCAGACAATCGCGTAGTCGTTCGCGCCGTAGTTCAGCGGGGTGACCTTCAGCGAAAGCTGAGCGAGGTTCTCGGTGTCCGCGATGGAAAGGTCATCGGAGCGGATGATGGACGCCTTGGGGGCGTACACACCGGCCGTGGTGTTTCCGTCGTAGAAGACGACCAGCCAGGCAACCTCGGTGGGGACCGGGTTGGAGGGGACCTGCACGTTACCGTCGCCGTCCACCTGGGCGTTGGAGCCGTAGTAGAGCTTCAATCCGGCACTGTCGAACTGGAGGAGATTCATGACGAATGCCTCGGTACGCGGTGCGATGGAAACGCGGAGGGTCTTGTTCTGGAGGGAGCGCAGCGTGGTGCTGTCGCCGCCTTCGGAGCTTGCGGACAGGATGTCCTGAACGGAGGTGTGGCCGATTTCGGTCCAGGCTCCGCTGGGGTTACGCAGGTCGGTCGGGAGGGCCGTTCCTGCAGGAGCCGTGTAGAAGTGGCCGGTGCCTACCTTCAGTACGGCATCGTTGTCGATAGCCATTGAGAGTTTCTCCTAGAGGGGCGCTGCCCCAAAGAAAAAGCCCCGTCTTACGACTGGGGCTTGAAGCGGTTGGTGATCGTGTCCGGATGTGGAGGTCGGACGAGGATGCGGTAGATGGCTTCCACGCGGGTTGTGCTCTTGGGCAAGCTCGCGTACTGGACCACCGAGGTGGAGGTCTGCCAGTCGGCCACTTTGGAGGGGTGCGTCGACTCCTCGATGGCGGCAATGGAGCCGCAACCGGGGTAGGAGATCTGCCGCTGCTGCGCACGGCGCAGTGCGTACCGGCACATCTCGGACAGCTCTTCGGCCATCTCATCGGCGTCCACGCCTTCACACAGCACGGAGACCTGCACGATGGCTGGCATCATGAAGCGGTCGTCCTTGGTGTGCATGGCCAGGGTTCCGGAGCGGCGGTCACGCCGGGCGATGATCGCCGGCGTCTGCATGTGCTCGGAGTAGATCGTGTAGACATGCACGTCCTGGCCGGCGAAGAACTCCTTGAAGATGGCCCGCAGCAGCTCGTCAACAGATCCGAAGTGGGGGGTGTCGTTGAACTGGGTCATGGTTACTTCCGGTTGTTTCGGATGACGTTGCCCAGGATGTGAAGACCTTCGACATGCTTGCCACCCTTGGTGACCCAGCCGAACTCGATGGACATCGCGGAGCGGTCAGCCCGGTTCTTACCGGCCTTGCCCTTGCCACCTGGATCCGCATCGCGGAGGTGGATGTACCAGTCGAGCTTGCGCGGGGGAGCGCCAACGACGTCGATGTAGGCCTGGCCCTTGCGGTGGTGCACCGCCAGGAGCGCGGCAGCCTCACGGGCCATGCCCATGGCCTTGCCGGCCAGGGCAGCGCGCACACCGGGGAGGTGGGAGACGACGTCCTCAACGGAGTTGCGTCCCCTCTCGGGGCCGTACCATTCGACATCACCCATTGGGCTGCCCCAGCTTGTTGCGGGAGCGGATGACGAACTCGACGTGCTGGGTGGACCGGGACAGGCCGGGAGTGAAGCGCGGCGGGACCGCAAGGTCCCACTCCTCACCCTCGAACACGATCCGCGCCCAGGACCCCACGGGGGCACTCCTGGTGATGCAGCGGATGGCCTTGATGGATACCTGGCCGGGGATCTCAGCGTCACCCTGCCGCTGGGCGGATGTGGTGACCCAGACCTCGACCGGAGTAGTGGCCGGGATCCTCACCTCATCGCCGCGGGCGTTGTGCGTCAGAACCTCGGGGTAGATGAGCATCAGGGAGCGGCCCTTGTCGAGCAGACGGGACCGCGCCATCATTCGTAACCCAGTGGGAACGGCTTGTTGCCGCCCCAGTCAACCGGGGCATAACCCCGGTCCTCAGCCATGGTGCGCGAACGTGGGATCGGACGGTCGCTGTTGGTCAGACCAACGGAGCGCACGTTGCCGCGCGCCCCGAGGGCCTTCACAATGGAGATCTCCTGGGGGGTCAGGGACGCCCCGGCTGTGTAGTCCTTGCCGCGGTTGAAAGTAACCATGTCACCGCGCTCGGAGTCATATCCCGCAGGATTTAACCAAGCGCGGGCAGCCGCCGCCACACAGATGGTGACGGCGACAGCCGGGGCAGTACTAGCGGTCCAGAGCGGCTGATTGCCGTAGAACCTAACCAGGTTCGACGCTTCCTCCAGGCAAGCCTCAGCCAGCGCGATGTCGTCCGGCTCTTCGATGGGTTCACCCAAACGGGCTTCCACCTGAGCGACGGTTGCAAGTGCTGGCATCGGTTACTCCTACGGGGCTGCGACAGCGACGGTCGGGGTGCCGGTGTAACCGGAACCTGCGGCCGTGACGTGGATGGCAACAACCTGGCCGTTGCGGATTTCAGCAACTGCAGTAGCGCCGGTGCCGGAGCCGCCGGAGATGGTGACTGCCGGAGTGGAGGTGTAGCCGTAACCCTGAGCGGTGACCTCGATGGAGCCGATGGTCGAGCCGGACTTGGTGATCTTGGCCGTGGCGGTTGCCTTGGCGCCGGGGTAGTTGCCACCCAGCGGGAAGGGCTCGCCCTGGACCTCTGCAGCCGTGATGGTCTGCAGGTTGTAGGCCTTGGCCAGGAAGGAGCTGGCGGATCCGCCCGGGGTCGTGGTGGAGCCGTCGCCCGGCTTCTTCTCGATGGCCGAGGAGCTGGACTTCAGGGCCAGCTTGACGCCGCGGACGAAGTACTCGTCGGGGGAGATCAGCTCGTTGGAGCGGCCGTCGAAGACGGAGATCCGGTCCTTGACATAGCTGTAGCCTGCGTAGCAGTCAAATACCGACCGGTCGGTCAGGTAAGCGGTGTCGTAGTCCATGAGGAAGCGGAGTGCCCAGCCGCCGGCGGATGCCGTTGCGCCGAACGGAACGGAGCGCGGGATGCGCGGAACGCCGGTGAAGGCGAGGAAGCCGGAGCTGGCGTACATGTAGGCCTCGTCGGCGGGGATGTGCGTGGTGCTCACGAACTTGACGCCGGCGATGGTGCCGAGCGTGGCGGAGGTCAGAGCTGCGTCTCCGGTGCCCTGATCCTTCAGGAAGCGGTTGGACTTCAGGATCTTCTCTTCGAAGTCGACACCGCAGATGCAGTAGAGGGTGTCGTTCGGAGTGCGCATGAGGCGGAGGGCCTTTTTGGCCTCGACCACAGCGTTGTACCAGACGTCCTGATTTGCGTCCTGAGCTGCGGTGATACCCGCGGAGTCGTCCTTGACGAGGATGACACGCTCGTAGGGAGCCTGCAGGATCTGGTTGAGCACGCCGTGCTCCAGATAGGAAGCAATCGAGCTCGTCTGAGCGTCAATAATATCTCCCCACCCATCGGTGAAGTCCCAGTCAGCCTGCTCATCGGTCATCTTGATGGCGCTGTAGGGACGATCAGCCGAGATGGTCACGGTCACTACTGTTTCCGAGTAATTGTCCGTAAGGATGGGCTGAGAACGGTCGTTCCTCGGGGTGTAGGTACGCACCGGAACGGTGCCCTTTACACGCTGGGAGATGGTGTCGCCTTCGGCCTTGAAGAAGGTGGCGAGGTCGTTCCGCTTGGTCACCGTGTTGGAGATGACGAGCTGGTCGCTCAGGGCAGACACTGCTGCCTGGATGAGTACCTGCGGCTTGACCTTCAGATGCGGGTCGTAAACCATTACTTATCCCTTTCAGGGGGCATGAAAAAACCGCCTCGATGGGCGGTCAGGGGGAGGGGTTAGCGGCGGTTCCGCTTGTAGTTCTCCCATTCGGCGAAGCCGTCGGCTTCATGTGGGGAGAGCGAGGGATCAAGTCCGCCGCGGGGTTCCTGGACAGTGACGACCACGGGGTCTTCATCTGCCGACTTCAAGCCGGTCAGCTTCGCTGCCTGGGCGCTGAGTTCCTCTTCGGTCTTGCCGGTCAGGAACTCCACCAGGTCATCGCTCAGCCCGGTCTTGCGGGCCACCCGTTCACGGGCGAGAGCGAGTTCGAGGTCGCGTGTCTTGGTGTCGTACGCAGCAGAGATCTGCTGCACTTCCTCCGGAGTCTTGGCCTTGGCCAACTGCTCCTGGAGTTCACGTGCGAGGACGCGCTTGTCGGCGGCCTCCTTGCGGGTGTCCTCCAGTTCCTTCCGTACCCAGTTGAACTCGGCCGGGAACGCGGCCCAAGGATCGTGCTGTTCGTCCTTGACCTCGTGGATTACCGGAGTGGCTGCGGTCGCTTCGGGCTCCTGGCCCTGTGCTGCTGCGGTGTCTGACAATTCATGTCCTCCTGGGACTATGTCTGTGTGTTGATGAGCGTCCCGTGGGGCGCTTCAGGATTCGCCTTGCGCTGGGAGTAGATCCAGCGCCTCCAGGCGTTGAGTGCATCCGTGCCTGAGAAGCCGGCCGTCACCTCGGGCCACTTCGCCTGGAAGTAGCGGTTCAGTGGTGGCAGCTCTGACTCCTTCACCCACCGGTAGATGGGGAAGCAGTGGCAGTGGATATGGACCTTGGCGGCCACGTCGTCATCGCCTACGTGAGCGGTTTTCTCGCTCTTATAGACGAAGCCGCGGCTGGCCAACATGGCGCAGAATGCGCATGGGTCCGAGCTTGTGCCGCGGGCCACGGCAAGCACGAGCTTGTCCTGGCGGGC